ATAAATGTAAAGCAATTTGTTGCAAAGTTTGGGACAAAATAAAAGCTGGCTGGAATTGGATCGTGTCTAAATTCTGGCAGGATTAATTTATGGCCCTAAAAATCTCGGAATCAGCAGCTGTACAGATGCCTATGAAGACGGTTGCCAGTTTGATCGCGATAATCGCAATCGGCACTTGGGCTTATTTTGGCATTCATGAAAAACTAAATCAGCACTCAACAAAGATAGAGTTGATGCAAAAAGATTTAGACCAAAACTCAGAGTTTAGAATTAAATATCCAAGAGGTGAGTTAGGTCAATCAGCCGGAGAGGCAGAACTTTTCATGATTGTAGAACACGTTAGTGGTCTACTAGAAGACGTAGAGTCAGAAATTAAGGGTATGAGAAATAATGCAGTTAACATAGAGTTCTTGAAAAAAAGAACTGAGAAGTTAACTGAAGACGTAGAGAAAATAATTAGAAACGGAAGTGGTAAGCATCAATGATAGAAACTGTATTCGCACTTATATTAACTCTAAACGGAAATATGATAGAGCATGTATATAAAAACAATCTCAGTGATTGTTTGAAATCCAAGAGGATAGCTCAGAACGAGGTCAATCCGGAGAGAGTTGTGTTTACTTGTAAAAAAGTACAAGCTCAAACAGAGATATATATGGACCGAAAAAAGATAGTTAAGATAATAAAATAATGGAACCAATCTGTTATATATTTATAATACTATGGATAATGGGGATATCTGAATAATGGAGCCATTTATACCAATAAATACTATCATAGCTTTTATCTTGCTTTGTGTTGTAATTTATGTAGGATTAAACGATAACAAATGAAACTTACAGCTAACATAACTCTTGATGAGTTGACTAAGTCTCAAGTTGCGGAGAGAAAAGGTATCAACAATAATCCTAATCCACAACAGATTGAGAATCTTAAGGCATTGGCTACAAACATACTGCAGCCGGTTAGATCTCATTTTGATAAACCATTAATTATATCGTCAGGATTCCGTTGTGCACAGCTTTGTGTAGAAATTGGTAGCAGTATAAACAGCCAACATGTAGCAGACAATGGTGCAGCCGCAGCAGACTTTGAAATACCTGGTGTTGATAATAGAGAACTAGCTTTGTGGATTAAGAATGAGCTAGAATATGACCAACTCATATTAGAATTTTACAAAGATAACGAACCTACTTCGGGTTGGATACACTGTAGTTATTCAACAGAATCAAATAGAAATCAATCACTTCGAGCACAAAGAATAGAAGGTAAAACACAATACACTCCTTGGCTTGAATAATGAATAGCAAGTTTTTCACAACAGAGTTAGTCACAGGAGATTGTCCACACTGTAGATCAAAATCTATGCTTGTAAAGATCTACGATAATCTTTATAGATGTGTGAACTGTGGTGAAGACACTGAACAGAAAGTAAACGGTGTCATCAAGTACATGAAAGTAAACAAAGATACATCAATGGCGATAAGAGAATTTATCGATGGGTAAAAAGAAACCTTTATTTGGTGTATCAAACTATATAAAAAGGACTCCTAAAAAGCGTCCTGGTAGGCATGCCAAAAGTTATAGTAAGCGCATACCTCCACGTAAAGCTAGATATAGGGGTCAGGGGCGTTAATGTTTGAGAAAGTTACAATAATTACGTTGTTATATTTAACAACACTAGGAGATATTAAACAGGAATCGTTTGAAGTTGTATCGGGTACGAGTTGTGAGTCTTGGTATAATTCAAATGTAAAGGTGCATGAACGTAAGCAACGTAAGATGTTTAGTAATCTTTACTATCACGAATACAAAGGTAAACAAGTTATAGGTTATGTTTGTAGTGATGAACCTCCACAATAGAATAATTCTAAACTGGACTACCGGTCATTACACATTTAAACTGAACAGTTATTTGAGATCTGTTAACTTCAAATTCTCCTAGCTCTCTCATCAACCCCATAGCGTTAAGGTAACCTGCAGTTGCACAGTCAAAATGGGTCTTATACTCTCCCGCAGGCGTTTCATTCATGCATGCTAGATGTACCGCCGAGCACACCTGCATTATTAGTAAAAATTTCATTTGACACTCTGTTGTTAATTTAATAGGATATCCTATATATCAATTAAAGAAAGGATATACTAATATGACTGACTTTACAAAGTATAAAAACATATCAGTAAAAAAAGACACATACTCTAAAATTGATGCAATAAGAAAAGTTATCGTGGATGATGATCCCGAGGTTAGCTATTCACAAGTTGTAACAATCTTAGTTAACAAAGAGTACAAGAGGTTAAATGGCAAGATCCAAAAGCGGTAAACTCTTTTCTCGAACTGAATTCGTAGATCATAAACCATCTCCGGAAACATTAATGTGGAAATCAGTAATAGCTTTAGCTGCGTCAGATGCAACTAAGTCTCTTAAAAACAGACCAACATATACAAATTGGACTGACAATGACATAGACAGAGCTAGGAACTGGTTTACTGCACCGAGTCAAGACTTTGCTTTGGTCTGCCATTTGGCAGGTTATAACCATCTTTACATTAAACGTAAGATGGAAAAAGTAATAAGAAAATTAAAAGAAGATGAGCGAAAATAAAAACATATGTCCCGATTGCATGGGTAATGGTTATCGAAGGATTTGGAAAGATCAACACGAAAAAGAAAAGATAACCATACAATGTTCACGATGTGATTCAACAGGTGAATTACCGGACGATGTTGTAAGGTACGAGGAACATGAAGAATCTGAGTACGAAGCACATCTTAAAAAATTTTTTAAAGGAAGGATACAATGAGAATACTAGCAATAATAATTGTAGCATTAGCTATGACTTCATGCACAAAATATAAGTTACATTTTGGTAAAGCATGTACACCAGATAACAGAGAGTGGTCTTATGTATGGTGGATAGAGAAAGATGGAACAGTTAACGTAAGTAAGGAGAACTGTACAGTATGACCATCATGACACAAAAAGACTGTGAAGAGTGGGCAGCTATGATTGCTCAAATGCAGGATGATCCAAGCTATCACCCGAAGTATAATAAGAAAGGAGTGAAACAAGTGGATAACAAACCTGGACCAAACGATCTAGAAGAACAGATCCGTGTGTTAAAGTTTAGAAACGAAACCCTACACAAACATACAGAAAAACTATCTCAAGAAATTAATAAATTAAGAATAGAAAACAAACGTCTTGAAAAAGAAGTTGCGTTCTATGCTAAAGATCAATTCAGAAATAGGGGGGAGATGTGATTAAAGGCGACTCAACAGAATACGATCTACTTGAAAAGTGGAGCAGTTTAAACTGTGATGGTTTTAAGACTGTAGAGATTGGAGTTAGAGAAGGACTCGGATCTAAGATTATCATGGACAATGCTGAGAATTATATGATGCATATCGGTATAGATCCTTACGGTAATTTAAAATATCAACACTACGACAATCATGAACCTCTTAGGTATGATTATACAGATGATATGCGTGATAGGATGATTAAAGACTTTGAGATTTACAGAGGTAAGTTTAAGTTTTGTAATATGACAGATAAAAGATTTATGATTGAGAACGCAGACTTCTCTACACAGTATGCGTTGGTACACTTTGATGGACCTCACACGACTCGAGATGTATTGACTGAAGCTGTCTTCTTCGCTGAACGATGTGCACCTTTTGCTAGATTCATCTTTGATGATTACCCGAAATTTAACATGCAGTTAATTAGTGATTGTCTAAAGCCTTATGGGTTTAGCGTCATGGAACAAGGAAAGAATAAAATATGTCTAGAAAAACAGAACACATAATCGATATACCAACCTTTCAAAAGTATTGGATCTATGACAAACCGTATGGTCATGACATAGTTATCTATGCAGATACAGGTAAAACTACGATACAGTGTAGATGGACTAATAGAAAACGAGGACCGATGGGGAGAGTAGCTGATGCCGTACAAGGATCCAAAACATCCAAATAGGGCTATCTCTGATTGGAAATATCGTAATACTGAAAGAGGTTTTGTGATGAAAGTTATTACTTCTAAGTTTAGACCGAGCTCTAAAAAATGGAGACCGGCGATTGATAAGAAGGAAATGTGGAGATCTTATATGAATCACATTGCCGATATGAAAAAGAAATTTCCCGAGTCGAATGGTAGACTTTGTAGATATTGTGAGAAACCTTTTACTTGGAAATCTAAGATGGGTACCCGTGGTACGGGCTATCAAGGACGTGGATCTCAGATTAAAACTAATCTGTCTCTCGATAGATGGGATCCTCGAATAACTTACGAGACGCCTAATATCATATGGTGCTGCGTTGGTTGTAATGATAGAAAGAGAGATAGTACTCCCGATGATTGGGATAATTTTAAACGAATAGGAGAAGAAGATGTCAGCTAAATGGATCTGGAACAAATGCTTTCCATACCCTAAGAGTAAACGAGAAGTGCTCGAGGGCCTACGTCATTACGACGTGGTGGATGGATTATT